CCGACACCACACTATACTGTGCTTGACTCATCATGTTGGAACAAGACAGGGTTCGGCCCATCAATAGCAGAAACAATGATGAGATGTGGTGTACGTTGGATGCCATCAGACAGAAACAGACTGCAAGGTAAAATGGAAATACATCGTAGGCTTGCAGATGATCCACGAACAGACGAACCTAGATTACGAATATTTCCGAATTGTGTCAACCTTATCAAACAACTTTCAGGTATACCTCTTAGCAAAACAAATGCAGAAGATGTGGACACAAAGGCAGAAGATCACGCATACGATGCACTGCGATATATGTTAATGACAAGGATGACAGGATATGTGTCGATTCATAAAACGCTTGGTGGTATTAAGAATCAAGTCTATCAAATGCAAGACCAAACATTTGGGTACTAAATAAATGGCAGAAGAATTTGATATAAAAAAATTAAGTGCAGAAAATATACAAGATCTAAATGCGTTTAGATATATCAGAGATAATCTATTCCCTGATGGTGTTGAAAACGCACCTTCCGTTCAAGAAATAAAAGATAAACAAAAAGCAGGTAAGCTAACAGTTCGTGAAGCTTACATAGCAAAAATATATTCTCAAGGATTTAGAGTTGCTCCTTTATTTTTAGAAAGTCCAGACACAAAAGATTTTGCCGAAAGTATGCAAGAAAAGTTTGGAATAAAAAAGAAAGGCACTGCAGCACAATCTATAGGGATGTCAACGGAGTTAAAATCTAACTTAAAACAAGTTTCTCTAGATGATATATACGAGGGTGGTATTAGAGGATCTAGTGTCCTAAATACAGCCATAAAGAAAGTTTTAGAAGATGATTTACCTAAAACAGGTGAAAAAGGTGCAAAAAAGTTAGGTAAGAAAGCAACAGAAGTAAGTGCCGATATTATACAAGCTATGGCAAAAGGCATTTCAAATATACCTAACGACAATGTAAGAGCGACTGTATTTGCAGGAATGTTTGGAGCTAGATTATCTGATGTGATAGGTATGAGAACAACTAGACGACTTGCAGAAATGGGAAGTCAGCCAAGACCATACTTTGATGTTGAAACAGGAGTTCAAGAAAATCCTGACAGAACAGGAAGAAAACAAGCAGGACCTTCTAAAACACTACCTCCAGTATTTCAAGAACTTGCGAGAAAGCTTCACGCAGAAGCAGGTCCTGATGGAGTTATATTTAAGGCGACAAGAACACAAGTTACAAATGCTCTTAAAAAATATGTTTTTCCTGAAATTCCAAAAGGAATATTAGACAAGCTAGATAGAGATCCCAAAGACTTTACAGATTTAAGAAGAATAATAGCAGCATATGTTATAAAAAATGTTAATCCTAAAGCTGCATCAGGAATAATAAGTCATAAACTAACAAGTGCAGAAGAATTTGATAAGGTCATGGATACTTTTTACGCAGATATCGATGATCCTAAAGGTGACGTAGAAAGAACAAAAGGTTTAATACTTTTTGAAAAAGAGCTTGCAAAAGGTTTAAACGTAACTGATGGTCGTCAACTTGGACAAAAACTTAAATTAAATTTACCTGATTCATTTAATGCTATATATCCTGACATAAAAATTACGCCATCACCGACTGGCGAAAAATTAACAAGCACTGTAGAAGTCAGTCCTGAAGAACAAAAACGAACTGGTAAAATAAAAGCAGCACAAGACTTTGAAACAGAACAACAAGCATTTTTACGTGGAGCAGAAGCACAAAAAAAGGGTCTTGATCTATATGAAGCAAATCAAAAAAGAAGAGAAGAATTAGATAAAAACGAAGCTGAAAGAAAACAAAAAAAAGAAGCACCCAAAGAAGTTAAGGCAACCCCTTTACAAGAGTGGGAGCAAAACAACCCAGACAAAGCAGCAAAAGCAAAAAGAAAAACTAAAAGAAGGTTTAGTAAACCAACAAACACAAAATTATACAGCGTAGGAGCAGTGGGAGCTATAACATCACCTTTGGCATACTTGGCGTACAGAGGATACAAGGATGAATATATAAATGATGGTATGGAAGAAACAGATGCAGTCATAAACGCTTCGATAATGACTGCTTCAGATTTTGTACCACAAATTGCAATCGGTAAAATGTTTTTTGCACCTAACCCTGTTGCAGCGGCAGAGCGAGATCCGTACGAACCATTTAAAACAAAAGAACAGATGGGTCAAGAAGTTATTGATGTATTCAAAGAACGTCAGTTCAGACAAGACATTGCACCTCAACTAGATGATGAACTTGCAATACAAAAACAAATGAATATAAAAAAGATGAGTGAAGATTTCGGCAGAGAAGCTGAAAGAAAGAGCCAACTATCGTTGGAAGAACAAATGCAAATGTTAAATCAAGGGAGTTAACGATGGCACAAAATTTAAATCAAGGTGCAGCCTATATCATGGGTTCAGACAAAGTATCAGTAGACGATGCTCAAGGTTCTGATCAACTATATAGAGAAGGTCTTGAGTTTACAACAGATGTAAACCCAGACGTGCTGACACAGGATATGCCAAAGAAGCAAACAAAACCTACTGTTGAAGCTTCTTTATTCGCTATGGCTGATGACAGAAACTACTTCTAAGTGAGGTAAATTATGGCTGAATATGGTTCAGGGTTTATCAATTCTGAAGATGAAGAACCGATAAACATTCAAAACTCTGATGAGTTGATGCCCGGACTTGCAGGGTACATAAAAAGTAAATTTGAAGATTCTGAAAACGGCAGACGTAGCCACGAACAAAGATGGTTGCAAGCATACAAAAACTTCAGAGGTACTTACGACTCAACGACACAATATCGTGATTCAGAAAGATCTAGAGTATTTGTAAAAATAACAAAAACTAAAGTTCTTGCTGCGTACGGACAAATCGTTGATATACTTTTTGCAAATAAAAAATTTCCACTTGTTGTTCAATCCACACCTATACCAGAGGGCATAGCTGAATTTGCTCATCTTGAAACACCCTTAGATGAGGTGGTAGATAAGTATGGATTCAATGGTGACGGCAGAGAACTTCCTCCGGGAGCTACGGAAGCAACTCCTAGTTTAGATTTTTTAGGTGGTATGAAAGACAAGTTTCCTGACGCTCCGTTACGTGAAGGTCCTGCACGTATGGGTGAACCTCAAATATCTCCTGCGGCTGAAGCTGCACGAAAGATGGAAGAGCTTATCCACGATCAACTTTTAGATACTAACGCTGTAAATGTATTTAGACATGCTATATTTGAAGCGTGTATGCTAGGCACAGGTATTGTAAAAGGTCCACTCAATTACAACAAACAGATACATAAGTGGTCACGCACAGAAATGGGCAGAGTTTACGACCCATACACAAAAGAGTGTCCAAAAATAGAACCAGTATCTTTGTGGGATTTTCATCCTGATCCTGCAGGAACAAGTGTTGAAGATTGTGAGTATATCATACAACGACACCGTATGAACAGACAACAATTAAAAGCTTTGATGAATAGACCATATTTTAACAAGCAAGCTATTGAAGAGTGTCTTGCAAAAGGCCCTAACTACGAAGATAAATACTACGAAGATACAATAAGAGATGATGAAACAGAACCATACTATCAGGAAAACAGATTTGAAGTTCTTGAATATTGGGGTGTAATCGATACTAAGTTTGCAGATGAAGTTGGATTAAAACTTCCTGAAGGCGTATCTGAAACAGATCAAATTCAAGTAAATGCTTGGATGTGTGGTAACATAATACTTAGATGTGTTCTCAATCCATTTACTCCATCAAGATTACCTTTTCATGTATTTCCTTATGAAATCAATCCTTATCAAATATGGGGAGTTGGTGTAGCAGAAAACATGGAAGATGCTCAAATGTTAATGAACGGTCACGTTCGTATGGCAATAGATAACTTAGCACTTGCAGGTAATCTTGTATTTGACATAGATGAAGCTAGTCTAGTACCCGGTCAAAACATGGATATATTCCCCGGTAAGATATTTAGACGACAGTCTGGTGTAACTGGCACAGCAATCAACGGACTAAAGTTCCCAAACACTGCACCAGAGAATTTACAAATGTATCAAGTATCTAGACAACTTGCCGATGAAGAAACAGGCATACCATCTATTATGCACGGACAGACAGGTGTAACAGGAACTGGTAGAACTGCTGCAGGGTTATCAATGCTCATGGGATCAGCAGGACTATCTATGAAAACTGTTATAAAAAACATAGATGATTATTTATTAAAACCAATGGGGGAAGCATATTTTCAATGGAATATGCAGTTCAACGATGATGCTGAAGATATAGAGGGTGATCTTGAAATCAAACCTCGTGGTGTTGCAGCAGTGATGCAAAAAGAAGTACGAAGTCAAAGGCTGACTGCGTTGTTGCAAACTGTGATGAACCCAACACTAGCACCATTCGTAAAAATACCAAACTTGATGAGAGAGCTTGCGATATCTCAAGACATAGATCCTGATAGCTTGGTTAACGATTTAAATGAAGCACAGATATATGCTGAAATATTAAAAGGACTTCAAAATGCTCAACAAGGAACTGGCAGCGAAGGTGGCCCCCCTAACCAACAATCACCAGATATGGGTGGGTCTGGAGGAGTACCTCAAGGAACTACTCGACCTAACGAACAAGGGATTGGCAACGGCACTATTGGAGTCGGAACTACGCCAGTTGCAGGGGAAAGCAGTTTTACTGGCAACCCTCCTCAACCTGAAGAATGATGTTGAAAAGGTAATGAAACCCAAATGAACATAATAAAAAGCAATCCTGAACTAAACAATATGTTTAAAAGAATACGCAATAGAAGGCGTTTGGCTGAAGCTTTGGAAGAAAACAACATTGATGTTGAAACAACTGCAGAAAAAGAAGAAGCAGAAGGATCTGGTAAAACTGAATTTGAAGAACAGTTGGGTGGTTTGGGAATAGATGTACAAACTGTGGGTGTCAGTCAGTCAATACAAGATGCAAGTGAAATGATGGATGTTGCAGGTGTTGGTGCAGGACAAACAGCAGGACAAGTAGCTAGAGACATAGCAAAAGAAAATAGATCATTTGCTGATCCATTTGCAGAAGCAATTACATCTCTCGGTGGTAGAGAAGGAATAGCAGCAAAAGCAGGATTGGCAACCTATGGATCTTTATTAGCAGGTCAAACAGAGTTAGCAAAAGGTTTGTACACTGGAACACAAATGTTAGCAGGCCCTGCAGGTATGGCTCTCAATGTCATAGGTCCAACTGAATTAGATCCATACGGTAAACCTGTAGCAATGGGCAGTGGAGCTTTTGCTAAAGCTTCATCAAAAGTTATGGATATACACTACAATGTTGCAGATAAGATGGCACAAGGCATAGCAGGTTACGATCAAGGATACATAAATAATCAACTTATAAGTGTAAGTCCGGGGTTTTTTGGTGGTAAAGTTCTTACAGGTAATATTCCTGTAGGCATGACTGCAGGTGATTTTACTGATTTGATGGAGCAAGCAGCAGAGGTAGAAGATGAAGATGCCATCAGTGGTTACGCTCAAGGTAATCCTGCAGCTATGATGGAAGCAGGTATAACTGTGAGCGATTACGATAGTCCAACTCAAGCAGCTCAAGCAGGTATAGGGTACTCTTCTTACGATGCTTTTGGTAACCCAACTGGTGCAGCTCCTGCAGGTTCACAGTACAGTGCGACAGGCACATTTAGTACAGATGATAATAATGATAATAATGACAATGGTGGTGGTGGATCTACCGATAGTGGTGCTGATACTATGGGAGGAGAAGATGTTGCGTACGGTGGAAAGATAGGTATGCAGATGGGTGGTGATCCTGCACAGCAACAAACACCTACTGGTGAGATGGGATTTGTTGGAGGACCTCCTGATCAATTTACTGAAAAACAGACTATAGCTGATGACATACCTAAAACAGTTCCCGAAGGAGCGTTTGTAATCAATGCACCTGCTGTAGAGTTCGCAGGTAAAGAAGATATAAAACAAATGTTAGTTAAAGCTTATGAAATAGTTGCCCAAGCAGATATTGATGCAGGGGTTGACAAATCTCCTAGAGCTGCTAAAATACCAAGTAAGGAACAAGTTGATATAATGATCTCACGTGGAGAGGTTATTGTACCCCCAGAAATTGCAAAGATAATAGGCTACGACAGATTAGAAAAGATAAATAATCGTGGTAAAAAAGAAGTAGCTCGTAGGCAAGAAGAATCACAAAAAGAAGAAAAACCACAAGCTAAATCAGTAGCAGGGGGTGGTTTTATAGATATGCAAAATGGTGGTAAAATTGATGTGCGAAAAAATATTGCTGATCTTTTAGGTGTTTTAGATGACGCACAAGAAGCTAGTAGAAACTCTAGAATATATACGGAAATACACAAACCAAAGGATGATGATAAAACAGAAGATATGGTAAGACATATACTAGGTAGTGGGTATATGGCTGATAATATAATAGGATCATTTGCGTTTGATTTTGATGAAGAAGCGAATCGACCGTTTGGAGAATTGTATGACAAAGCTTATAAAATAGTAACAGGTAAAGATCGTTTTGTACCTGAATATGATAAAACCATACGAAAAGAATCTAGTATAGATTTAAATAATAATGAATATGGCAGGTTATTAAGAAAAAAATACCCTGATAAAGAAAAATTTACAGAACAAGTTTTTATGTTAGCATCATCAATAGCTAAAGGAATACCTCCATCAGAGTTTGCTATAGGTGATATACAGCCACAGCTAAGTTTAGGATCTAAAATTTTAAACAAGGCAGGTGCTGACAGAGATATTGCAATCAGAGAAAAATTAAAAAGAGGAGCAGAAGAAGGAGCTTTTGATCCTTTTGCTGATTACAATAAACAAGGTGATTTACAAAATTAATCAGCTACCCACATAAGTGGCCCTGATGAACCGAAGCAGCTACCCACAGCCAGTGGCACTGCAAGATGAGGTGTAAAATAATGGCAAAACAAGTAAAAGGTGCGAGAGCAAATAAACCTAATGATTCCTTTGGAACAATAAACAATCCTAATCTTTATCGTGGTAAGTATCGTGAAGATGTTTACAAAGATGACGAAGAGGAAAATAAAGAAGCTAAATCCGAAGAGGTTGGCACTGAACAAACAGCTACCCAACAAGATAAAGGATTTGTAGAGACTAAAGTCGAAGAAACTCAAGAGTCTCACGATTATAAAAAACGTTATGATGATTTGAAAAAACATTATGACAACAAGCTTCAAGAATGGAAGAATGAGAAAGAAGCATTAGAAGCAACTGCTGAAAAAATGGATCTTGATTCTTCTGTTAAGTTACCTAAGAGTCCTGAAGAGCTTGAGCAATTTAAGGAAAAATATCCTGATGTATATGCTGTAGTGCAAACTGTAGCAACAATGCAAGCTCAAGAACAATCAAAGACTTTACAAAGTGAACTTGAAACTTTAAAAAATCGTGAAAAAGATTTGGTAGTTCAAAGTGCTTATAAAGAGTTACTGAACGCCCATCCTGACTTCCCAGAGTTTAAAGATGACGAAAAGTTTCTTTTATGGTTAGACGAACAACCTGCTTCTATATCGGAAGGTATTACTAAAAACAATACTGATCCGAAATGGGCGACAAGAGTTCTTGATCTTTACAAAGCCGATATAGGCAAAACAACTAAGAAGCCTTCACAAAGACAACAAGCTTCTGCTGCAGAATCAATAAATACTAATAGATCACGTGAGGTAAAAACTGATTCGCAAAAGGGCAAGAAGATTTGGAAGGGTTCTGACATCGCCAGACTTAAACCGTGGGAGTTTGAGAAGTTTGAAACTGATATAGACTTAGCACGGCAAGAAGGGCGAATTGATATGAACAGCTAAAACCTCAAAAAAGGAGAGAGAAAATGGCTTTCGGAACTGCTGCAGGATACGGAAATTTACCTTCTGGTAATTTCGCTCCTCAGATATTTAGCCAAAAAGTTCTCAAATTCTTCAGACGTGCTTCGGTTGCAGAAGATATTACGAATACTGATTACACAGGAGAGAT